ATTCGTTAGTGAAACTGCACGGTCTTGCCACGCCTGACCAAGCAGTTCAGGTAAACGTCAACCTAAGTGCGACATCTAAACAGTTAGAAAGACTGTCCGATGAAGAATTGTTAGAGATAGCAGGTAAGAACACAGATTATTTGGAGCCGGATGCCTCTTGACAGATGACATCGAGCAACGGACATGTATCAGGTGTAAGAATACGCACCCTGAAACGCTGTACGCCGAAAATAGTGGGCTATGTGTCTACTGCAAAGCCGACGATGTCGATGCTCTACCCCTGCCAACCCCACTTGAACACGATCCTGAGCAAGAATCGGAGGAATTATCACTTGAAGATAAAGCAAAGGCTGAACTCGCGCTTAGATTCCTTACGCGTAAGCGCCTCCTCCCTTTTGTCGAACGTTTCAACCCCGATTATCAAGCGGGTTGGGTTCATAAAGACATATGTAATCGACTTGAGCAGTTCTCTAAAGACGTTTCTGAAAAAAAATCTCCAAGACTTATGCTCTTTATGCCGCCTCGACACGGTAAAAGCACGTTGGCATCAGTTGCGTTCCCAGCTTGGCACTTGGGCAGGCACCCTCAACACGAATTCATCAGCTGCTCTTATTCAGGTTCGCTTGCGATGGGTTTCAGTCGCAAGGTACGTCAGCTCCTCCGTGAACCAACGTATAAGACCGCATTTAAAACCCGCTTGGATAAAGATAGCCAGTCTGCCGAAGCGTGGCTTACTTCTGATGGGGGTGGTTTTGTTGCTGCTGGCGTTGGCGGCGGTATTACTGGCAAGGGTGCTCATGTCCTCGTCATAGACGACCCAGTAAAGAACCGTGAAGACGCGGAGTCGTCAAACGCCCGAGACAGCACATGGGATTGGTACACCTCAACAGCGTATACACGTCTTGCTCCTGGCGGCGGCGTGCTAGTTATTCTCACCCGCTGGCATGACGATGATCTTGCAGGCCGATTACTTAAAGCTGCATCAGATAACGGCGAACAATGGGAAGTTGTTAACTACCCTGCTAGAGCCGAAGTAGACGAAGAGTTTAGAGACGCTGGCGACGCACTACACCGCGAGCGATATGACGAAGAAGCACTCGCAAGAATCGAAAGAGCAGTTGGCCCACGCGATTGGTCAGCGCTGTACCAACAGAACCCCGTGGCAGATGACGGTGATTATTTTACCCGCGACATGATCCAGTACTTTGAGGCTGATGAAGTTGACTATGGCGCGATGCGGTTCTATGCCGCATGGGACTTGGCGATTGGTAAGAAAGATCGCAACGACTACACCGTAGGGATGGTCATAGGCGTAGATGAATACGATCAGTTGTTCGTGGTCGATGTGGTCAGGGGGAAGTTCGACGGGTTTGAGATTGTGGAACGCATACTCGACCTCTACGAAGAGTGGAAGCCCAGCATCATTGGCATCGAAAAAGGTCATATCGAAATGGCGCTCGGCCCATTCCTAGAGAAACGTGTCCGAGAGCGCGGGTTATATGAAGCGTATTTCAAAGATTTAAAAACTGGCCGCAGAGATAAAGAAGCGCGAGCGCGAGCCATTCAAGGTCGGATGCAACAGGGCATGGTGTGGCTCCCCCGAGACGAACAATTTACAGGGCCGTTAGTGGCAGAACTTTTGCGCTTTCCAAACGGTGTCCACGATGACCAAGTTGACGCCCTAGCATGGCTAGGACTAATGATGACTGAGTTTGCCACCTATCAAGCACCAGTAGTACACGTTGCGTCATGGAGAGACCGTCTACCCTTCCTCAATAAAGAGCTGCGGACTAAATCAGCAATGAGTTCATAATTATGAAAAAGCAAAAGGTAAGACTGACCACCGACGAAGAGATACAACTAGCGTCATCGCAGTGGGATAGGTATGTAAGGGCGAGAGACAATGGCCACCTAGAATACATATGGATGGCTAAAAAGTGCGATGAATTCTATCGCGGGGATCAGTGGGATGCAGACGATGAAGCTGCGCTTGATGCGGAAGGTCGCCCCGCCCTAACCATTAATACAGTTCTCCCTACTATTAATACGATTTTGGGCGAGCAGTCTACGCGCCGTGCAGATGTCCAGTTCAAACCGCGCCGTGGCGCCGAGCAAGATGTAGCTGACGTACTAACGAAGGTCTACATGCAGATCGCGGATAACAACAAGCTCGACTGGGTTGAGCAACAGGTGTTCTCTGACGGTCTGATTATGGATGGCCGTGGTTATTTTGATGTTCGTATGGACTTCACCGACCACGTTGAGGGTGAGATCAGGATCACTGCCAAAGACCCGCTCGACATCCTCATCGATCCAGACGCAAAGGACGCCGATCCAAAGACATGGAACGAGGTGTTTGAGACCAAGTGGATGACACTTGATGAGATCGAAGAGACCTACGGCGAGAAGAAGGCTGATCAGTTACGTTTCATTGCTGAGAACGGCAACAGTTTTGGTGGTGACTCGGTAGAGTATGAAGAGCAGCGCTACGGCGACGTGGACCCTGAAGACGATTTGTTCGGCACGACTATCGCCCCCGATGAGGATGGCTATAGAAATATCAGATCACTGCGAGTAATTGAGCGGCAGTCCAAGCATATGTCACGGTGCATGTGTTTTGTTGACCCTGACACTGGCGACCAACGCGATGTACCTGACGCATGGTCTGAGGCAAAGGCCAAGAAGTTCGCCAAGCAGTACAGCTTGAACCTCATTACAAAGATGAAGCGCAAGGTGAAGTGGACAGTGACATGCGACAAGGTGGTACTGCACACCGATTGGTCTCCATACAACGACTTCACTATCGTCCCCTTCTTTGCTTACTTCCGCAGGGGTAATCCTTTCGGTGTAATCCGTAACCTTATTTCACCGCAGGAACAGCTGAACAAGATCGCTAGCCAAGAGCTGCACATCGTTAACACCACAGCCAACTCCGGTTGGATGGTAGAAAGCGGATCGCTTGTTGGTATGACAGCTGATGACCTTGAAGAGCACGGCGCAGAAACGGGTCTAGTACTTGAGTATGCCCGTGGCACCAACCCACCGCAGAAGATCACGCCTAACTCAATCCCCACGGGGTTAGATCGTATTGCGCAGAAAGCAGCGTTGAATATCAAAACAATATCTGGCGTGAACGATTCGATGCTTGGCTCTGACAGTGCAGAGGTGTCAGGTGTTGCGATCAAAGAGAAGCAGTCGCGTGGCGTCATTATGATTCAGGTGCCATTGGATAATCTGAAGAAAGCGCGGCAGTACCTTGCGGAGAAAGTCTTAAACCTCGTTCAGACCTTTTATTCCGAGAAGCGGATTATACAGATCACTAATGAGGCGGACCCTCTTAAACCTCGCGAAGAAGTTGTAGTAAATGAGATGACCCCCGAGGGGCGCATTATCAACGACCTAACTGTGGGTGAGTACGACGTTGTCATTAGCACTGCCCCTGCTAGAGATAGTTTTGACGAGCAGCAGTTTGCAGAAGCCCTTGGCCTTCGACAGGCAGGCGTTGCGATACCTGATGACGCGATCATTGAGTACAGCCACCTGACTAAGAAAGGTGAGCTAGCTAAACGTATCCGCATGATGACAGGCGTTGAGCAGTCACCTGAACAACAGCAGATGGCACAGATGAAGGCGCAGATGGGAATGCAGGCTGATCAGTTGGCACTTGCCAAGCTGGAAGCTGAAGTTAAGAAGCTCCAGTCAGAAGCTGCTATGAACATCGCGAAGGTGCAGGACACAACCGAAGTAGAACCTCAGTTACGCATGCAAGAACTGCAGACTCAGTTAGAGATGAAGATGCAGGAACTGCAGTTGCGTAGAGAACTCGCAGACTTAACCAACCAGACTAAGACTAGTCAGGCTGAAACCAACGCTGCTACGCGTATAGCCGCTACTGCTATGCAAACAGCAGCAAAAACAGAAGCATCCCGTAAACCCCCAATAGGAAGTTGATATGACTGATAAAGACCAAACAGAAGATAAAGCACTTGAATTTGAAGTAATGCCAGGAGCTGATGCTGTTGAAGAAGACAACTCACCCCAACTAGACCTTAGCTTTCCCGACTTAGAAAAAGCTGCGGTGGATGACACTGAGGTAGAGGAAACTGAGCAGGAAGCTGAAGTTGAGGAAGTTGAAGAAGTTGAAGAAGTCGAGGAGGAAGTCGAGGAGATTGTTTCTGACGATGAACAAAGTACAGAAGAAGAAGCAGAACTAGAAGCTGAGGCAGAACCTGAAGCGGCTTTAGAAGAGCCGGAAGTCGAGGAAAAACCCGCCAGCAAGAAGATGGTTCCGAAAGCACGCTTGGACGAAGTGCTGAACAAACAAAAAGCGCTACAGAAGCAAATTGACGATATGAAAGCGGCACAAGCCCCTGTTGCTGAAGCGCCAGAGGAGTTCGATTTTGGCTCTAAAGAGTTGGAGTATCAGAATCTACTGCTCGATGGCGAGGCTGAGAAAGCTGCGCAGCTACGAGCGGACATCCGACAGGCAGAGCGTGTGCAGATTGAGTATGAGATGACTCAGAAGATGAGCGATACCGTCTCTAACAATCACCAAGCAACCGCTTTGCAGCAGGCAGCAACGACTTTAGAAGCTGAGTTCCCAATGTTCGATCAGAAAAGCAGCCAGTACGATGAAGCGATGACGCAGGAAGTCATAGAACTGCGCGACGCGTTTATTATTAAGGGCGAAAACCCAGTTGCGGCGCTATCGAAAGCAGCAAAATTTGTTATCAGCGAAAACGGTTTGGTAGATACAGCACCCGCGCTGAGTTCAACGGCTGCACCCGCTACAAATCAGGACGAAGTAGCGAAGAAAAGAGCGCAAGTGTCTAAGAAGTTGTCAGCTGCGAGTGCCCAACCCCCTGAAATGCAGGGTGAAGGTACTGCGACTAGAACCGACAAGGCGCTAGATGTTTCAAACATGACAGAAGATGAGTTTGCAGCATTACCAGAAGCAACCCTGAAGCGCCTACGCGGCGACATTATGTAACGAGGTGACCCATGCTGGTCAAAATACACCATGATTGCTGAAGTCGCGACAGTAATATCCGTTGTAAAAGGATTGAACGACGCGATCTCGACAATAAAAGAGTCGAGGGGGCATGCAGGTGATTTGGCCAGCATCATGGGCCGCTATGCTACGGCTAACGAAGCGGTACAAGATGTCGAGAGCAAGTACGTTGGGCGATTGTCTGTTAAAGACAGCATGCAGATACAGCTTGCCAAGCGGCAGCTAAAGGCGTTCAACCAGCAGCTGAAGGACTCGATGATGATGCAGGGTCTCACTAAAGACTATAACGAGATCATGGCCCGTGTTGAAGAGTCTCGGCTTGAGCATGAGAAGCAGATAAAGATAGCTAAGATACGGCGGCGCGAAAACATAAAGT